GGTTCGCTTTTAGAAGTTCTAACGTCAACCTCGATAAAGTTTTTATGATTACATTTAGAACCATCATCCTTTGGTGCTTTACAGATGAACGTCATTTCTACAACTTCACCCACAGACTTAGAACGAATATGCAAAAAGGCATGTTCTAGATTTACAGTAGGTTGTTTCATCCAATCAATCTTGCTGAAGGTGCATTCATTAACGATAGCAACGATGCCCATCAAAATATCTTTTTCAGCCCCGCCTTCTGCAATAATCAAAAGGTTCTTCTGTTCTTTCACATTGAATGGTCTGAATTTAATTTCTTCACCCGTAGGTAGAATAGTCGAAAATACAGGGCTCTCAATTTTTGGCAATGACATAATTTAGTATCCTTAATAAAATAATATGTATCAGAACTGGAACGGGGTTACCATGTTCTTTAGAATGTTTACGGCGCTATTGTTTTGGTTAACTGGTTCGGGATTATCACTTGAAGATGACCCATCAAATTCGTTATCAATGGTTCTATCTGAAGATGTGCCGAATGTAGGCGCAGGGAACACACTATCCTTGCCCTTATCTCTAGTAATATTCTTCATTCTTTTAAACGAAAACGTAACAGGTAATCTAGAGTATTGACCAGCTTGATCCCAACCCAATGAAATTTGCCCTAATTGCGTAGGGAATGCTTCTTGTAATTCTATACCATAACTCGTTTGACCGTTCTCCATAATCTGAAAAATCTGAATTCCACCAGAGTACAGGCTTTTATAGCTTACGTCGCCCGTCTCTCTATTATAAATTGAATTGATCCAGGTGTCAAAGAATTTCTTTACCTGAAAGTCTCTATCCAATCTAAAAGAGATGTTCAAATCATCATGCGCCTTATTATAAGCAAACTTCGCAGGCATATCATAATGACGCAACTCTTGGGTTAAGATTTGGGTTCCAGGAAACTCCGCAGTCTCGGCAAAGAAGTGCAAGTCTTTTACGATTTCAGCGATACCAGGCTTTGATTGAACGACAATTGGAATTGTAGTGAACTCCACACGAAACATCGTAGGCTTGGCGAAACCTCGTTTTCCTAAATTGGCTTTGAATTCTTCTAACATTTTTGATCTCGGTTAACTTGTTGTTTTTAAACGCATTTTTACAAACTACAGCATATTATCAATGGAGGACGGGAGGTGGTATGATGTATTTACCAAGTCTTACCTTTGAACAGTTCCTTCTCTGTAATGATTCGGAATATCCATCCTTCATTAGCACAATACCGTTCAGCAGCTTTCCATTTAGCAATGTTCTTTGTATATGTTTCTACTTCTAAAAGAAATGTACTATCACGTTTGTTTTTAGTCTTCTTGGGTTCAATCGTTTGACCGTAAGGTTTAACCTCTACCATCATTCGGATTACTCCTGAATTGGTTTTCATTGTGACAACAAAATCAGGATAATACCTATGCATTTTTTGGTCCATCTCCCAAAAATAAGGAACGACAACTTCTTCAGAACTCCATGAGATAATGGAATCATGGTTGTCTAAGAATATCATAAACCTCTTTTCCCATGAGGAACGGAAAATGACATTTAAAACGTTGCCTTCATATTTGCTAGGATTACGAAGAACATATCTACCTTTTTGTGTTTCACGCGCCATACTAATACCCATAAATACTGTTTATATGAGTATTTATACTAAAGAGAAACACCACAATGAATAATTTAGACGCAATTGCTTCTTTGATTTCCCAGGTAGATGGGGGTCGAGATTCGCAACTAAAAGAACCGCTTAATGTGAATTCTGGCGAGAATGTCGAATCTAACGCCTCTATTCAAGACGAATTGTTTTCACAGATTCCAGAAGATATTGATATGGCCCAAGAGCCGAATTCATTAGCTAACGGTAATGTTGCATATTATCCAGAGGATTTGGGTTCGGGTGCAAATGCTCATTATGTGAAACTAGAAATATACCTTGTAGAAACTGAAAATACAAATCTGGTTCAAGGTGATGCTCCAGATAAAACTAAATTCAGTGCTTCGGGTCAGAAACCAAGATCACAATCGGCTGACGGTGAAGTTAGATCAAAACAAAATAGCGTAGTAAAATATACTAAATTGGAAGAGATGATTGCATTACCTATGCCTGATTCAATCGTTACAGACCATTCTACTATTTGGTCAAAATCAGAAGGTGGTTTAATATCAGGTGCGATATCTTTAGCAGACGCCTTTCAAGACCAAGGTAGATACGAGAAACTAGATATGGCTAAGTCTGCTATTATTGGAGCAGGTTCGGGTGTCGCAAATATCATGTCTCAATTAGGATTAGATGGTGCTGAAACTAATTTGAAACTATTAACAAAAAGAGCATCTAATCCTAGAAACGAATTCTTGTTTGATGGTGTTAATAATAGGTCATTTAACCTACAATGGAAGTTTATTCCCAAGAGCCATTATGAAGCAGTATCTCTTAGATTCATTTTAGAGAAACTAAAACTCTACATGTATCCTGAACTAGAACAAGCAACTAATGGGGCGTTCTATATGTTTCCTGGTATGTTTGATATTACCTTCATGCATGGTGCGTATGAAAACGAGTGGTTATATAGAACAAGTACTTGTGCTTTAACTAATATGATTATTAACTATTCGGGCGCGGGTGTTTGGATTGCTACTGATTTCTCTGGAGCACCATTTTCGATTGAAGTTACTTTACAATTCACGGAAACCGAATTCTTACACAGAGCTAGATTTAAAAACTGGGCTAATCCTGATGGAGTTGCGAGATGAAACTATTTAAGAAATTACCTATCAACGGGTATATTTTTGACGGAGATGATGATTATTTCTTCTTTAGAGATATCTTCATCAAATTAAAAATTAGAGAAGGTCTTGCAAATAATCCCAAGTTTCTAACTACCCATGTGCTTAATTCATATGAGCGACCAGATGTTATTGCTCATAAATTATATAACAATGCATCATTGTTCTGGACTTTGTATCTTGTAAATGATGTAGTTGATCCTAAAGAATGGTTATTAGATGGTAGAACTTTGGATAGATATACTGCCGAGAAGTATGATAATTCAGGAGCAACCCATCATTATGAAAGAAACGGCTCGGTGGCTGATTATAGATCAACTACTATTATGACAACAATTAATCCTTTTGGAACTGTTGATTCTGCACCAGAAGTTAATTTCACAGATGCTACGACATATTATCCAGTATCTAATTCAGAGCATGAAGAAAAGATTAATGATTCCAAGCGCATCATTCGAGCAATTAGAAAAGAACACATTGATAATTTCTTGAGAGATGTAGAGAATAAATTGAGAGGTGAAAATGTCTGAGGTTAATTCGGCCCCGTTTTTACAAACGTTTCGTTCTGTAAAACTAAAAAACGCTGAAGGTAAAGAGTACAATATCACTGCGTCTGTTAGTGAATTGAGTATCTACGAGGATATCTTCTCTAACACCTTGTCAGGTGAAATCTTATTCGTAGATTCATTTGCAGCTACTGATATTATGAAATTGACGGGTAACGAGAAACTAACTGTAGAGTTATTTGTTGACCCCACAGAAGAAAGCGTAGAGATTAAAGAGTTTTACGTTTATTCATCGTCTAATCGTATTAGAGCAAACCCAACATCTGAAGTATTCAAGCTACATTTTATTTCGTTTGAAGGTGTATTAAGTGAACATACACGAGTATATACCGCTTTAACTGGTTCTAATGATTCATCGGTTAAAGAGTTATTCAATTATGTTGCTAGTGAAAAGCCTTTTGAAGTAGAAGGCACTAACGGTAAATACAAATTCGTTATGCCTTCATGGACACCGTTTGAAGGTATTAATTGGTATTCTGGTAGAAGTATTTCATCCGAATCTGGCGGAAGTTATTTCCTTTTCTATGAAACAATGAAGGGATTCAATTTTAAAAGCATTGAATCATTGATTACCAAGGCTCCGACATTTGAATATAGATATGAACCTTCAGGCAAGAAAGTAATTGAAAAGGATGTTACCAACATTCGAGAATATGAAATTATCAATATGGGTGATTCCATTAACGGAGTCGATGATAACTATTCTACATTATGGACAAACGATTTAGTTAGAAAGAAGTATGTTAAGAAACGCTTTGAAATAGAAGATGATAATCACGGCAAATTAAATGATACTTTATTAGGTGTTGCTGATAAGAATGGTTTCGGTATTTCATTGAAACAACGTCGAGATGTTTTTGGTTCTAATGTGGTTATTAAACCAGAAACTAGAAATGTTCATACCCAAACAGACGGCTATAATTATAATGCAATTCAACCTAAGATGTCTGCTATTAGACAGTTCTCAAATCTTAAGATTCGGTTTCTAGCATTCGGTAATAGAAAGATTAAAGTGGGCGATGTAATTGATATGAAGTTTATTCAAACTAGATTAATTACAACAGAAACAAAAGAAGATTCAGAAGATAAGTTGTTATCAGGTAAGTTTCTAGTTACTGCAATTAGATACATTTTTAAAAATCAAGATTTTCATATTGCAGTTGAAGCAGTAAAAGATACAAGGAAAGCATAAAACATGATGAATGGAAATAACTTCTATTATGGTGTCGTAGAATCTAGAGCCGACCCGTTAAAAATCGGAAGATGTAAAGTTAGAATAATGGGTATTCATACCGAGAATACTAATCTATTACCTACAAAAGATTTACCTTGGGCTTTCCCTTTACAACCTATTACTTCTGCAGGTATTTCAGGTATTGGAACTTCACCTACAGGGCCAGTAGAAGGTACTTGGGTTGTTTGTATTTTCAGAGATGAAGGTTCATTCCAAGAACCTATTATGATGGGTACGATTGGTGGTATCCCAGAAGAAAAAGAACAGAAACTCGATGACGCATTCCAAGGAAAAGCTGGTACTCGTTATGAAGGAACTAAAGATTTAACAGGTGTAGAAACTGACGCTACAGATTCAGAAGAATCAAAAACCTTGAGAGATTCCCAAGGAAACCCTGTTCTTGATTCATCTGGTAATGCGGTAAAATCGGGTAATGCTAACGTATTGAATCAGGTAGATGGGGTTCCGATTACGCCTAAAGCAGCCAAGGGTGATTTCAAAGTAGGTGAGATGACAGGTAAGCACGAATCCAATGAAAGAATCGATGCTATCAACGATTACAAGAAATCGGCAATAGGAGATTTCGGAGGTGCTTCATATGGTAAATACCAAATGGCATCTTATATGCTCGACCCAGGTACTCCGAAGAATAACAATGCAAACAATTCACCAGTAAAACGTTTCATCGCTGGTTCAAAATATAGTGGTGAATTTGCGGGATTGGTTCCAGCTACTCCTGAATTTGACAAGAAGTGGAAAGCAGTCGCAGCCAAGGATCCTAAAGGATTCGAGGACGCTCAACGTGAATACATCGTAGCAAACAATTATACGCCTGTTCTAAATAGTCTAAGAACAGATGGTATCGATTTAACAGGTAGAGGACCTGCAGTTCAGGAAATGGTTTTCTCTACAGGTACACAATACGGTAGCGGCAAACCTATCAAACGCGCTTTAGCTGGGAAGAATCTTAGTTCAATGTCAGATGCGGATATTGTCAAAGCCGTTCAACAAGACAAACTAAAAAATATAGACAAAGATTTTAGAAGCAGTTCAGAGAATATTCGTAATGGCGTAAAGGCTAGAATTACACGCGAAGAAAAGCGCCTCGTAGAATTAGCAGGAGATGATGCTCCGATTGATAAAGAAGATGTGGAAGCAATCCAGAAGAAACAGGAAACAGATGGAACTGCTCCAGAAGATACGCCAGAAGAAGAATTAGCCAATAAAGATAGACCAACAGGTTCAATCAATGTCAAGCCGATTCCTGCATCAGGTGTAACCGAACCTAGAACAATTGCGGTTAACGACAAACCAGGGTTTCAGGATCCTTACAGCGTCTATCCTAGAAAAAAATGGTTGAACGAACAAGATGTTTCTCGTCTAGCTAGAAACGAAAAAATCGACGAGACGATTATGAAGGCAAAAGAGCAAACCCTTATCAAAGGTGTGGGTACTGCCGGCGGTGGCTCATGGGATGAACCCAAATCAAAGTACAATGCTGTCTATCCTTTGAATCACGTTACACAGACTGAATCTGGTCACACTGTTGAATATGATGATACGCCAAGTGCAGAGCGAATTCATGTCTATCACCGTGCTGGTTCATTCATCGAGTGGCATCCGGATGGAACTGTTGTCTACAAAAGCGTAAAAGACCAATTTGAGGTAACGGTCAAAGATAGAAACATCTATGTGGGTGGTTCTTGTAATATTACGGTTGAAGGCAACACCAACATCTACACCAAAGGCGTCCTTAACATGGAGTCGGATGGTGATATGAATATTAAGACTGGTTCCAACCTTACAATCGGTGCTGAAGGTCAAGCGTTCATTATGTCAAACGGAGATATGCACGTAGGTTCAGGTGCAAACCTTCATGAAGGCGCATCCAATATTTTGATGAATTGTTCTTGGTATCCACCCGGAACAAGTGCAGGTGATTATGCCGTAGGTAAAATTTCTGTAGAAGTTTATGATGATGACGAAAATGTTCCTACAGTTAGTGCGTTAGATGAGTCTGCAACAATTGCGGCACAACAAGCTGACGGGACATTGTCACCTTCAAGAACAGGGGCATCCGCTCCAGTAGTCGGTGCTGATGGTGTAGCAAAATCAACATCAACCGAGCCAGTAAAAGAAATGGATAATCTAGAAAAATCAAAAGCCGACGAGACAGCTGTAGAGAAAACAGACGATCCTAAAGGTAGCGATATGATTAGTAAGAACTATCGTCTAGCTGATGTGACAACAAGCCCAGTGCTTTCCAAGGTTGCATTGAAAGACCAAGGTTCACTAACGAAACAACAAATTAGAGACAATCTAAGTGCGGTTGCTCAAAACGTTCTAGAACCTATTAGAGCAAGATACGGTAGCGAGTTTATCATTACATCAGCATTCAGATCTGGTTCCGGGACATCTCAACACTTGAAAGGTCAGGCTGTTGACATTCAATTCCCTGGTATTTCAAAAGAACAATATGTCCACCGTATTCAGGAAATTGCTAAGATTCTTCCTGGATATGACCAGATGATTTTAGAGTATCACGGACGAAACCCTGTCATTCATATCTCTTACAATTCAAACGGTAACAGATCTCAGCGTAAATCGACACCTAACCTTTCAACGTATTATTCAGGGTTCAGAGATGCATCAATGGGTCAAGTGTATCCATAAATATTGAATATAGGAGACAAGACGATGCCAGCGGTAACTAGACTAGGTGATATTTGTACGGGACACGGTTGCTTTCCTCCTAGACCGTCTGTTTCGGCATCACCTAACGTTTTCTCTAATTCCATTCCAGTTCATAGGCAAGGTGACGCTTGGGCGGTTCATTGTTGCGTTGTTTGTCATGGAAGTGTTCTTGCTTCTGGTTCACCGAATGTGTTTGCTAATAATAGACAGGTAGGTAGAATCGGCGACCCTGTTGCTTGTGGAAGTTTTGTTGCTGCAGGGTCTCCCAATGTATTTGCTAACGGATGATTTATAGCCCGATTAAATTAGATAGAGATTTATATGTTGACCGAACAAAAATCGTTCAACCCGATGACCTACTTCTAAATATTCCTTTATCTATTAAAATCCAATCCAGCTCTTTGTTTGAGATAGAAAACTATAACCCTCAAGACGTTTACGAGATTACATTTTCTCACGGCACATGGACTAGAAATCAACAATACATTCAGTACAATTCACCTGATGATTATTTTGGTCCTTTGACCTTAACCATTAAACAAAGCAAAGCACCATTTGACGGTTATGTTCTATTTGAAGATGGAACAATCTACACTGAAACAGGTGAGGTTAAAAAGGCCCAGAAAACTACTGATGGTATTTGGTTTCACGATTATCAATACTCTGATTATGATGAAGATAAAGAACTATTCAAAGTAGACCCGATATTACCACCTGTACCTTCATCAACGTACTCTGAGACACCTAAAACAATTAATCTAGGTGAATATAATCCTAGCGAATTATTCGGTGACCTTGGTTCTGTTAAATTAGATACAAACCTTTCTGCTATTAAGGATGGAAACGTTTCCGATTATTTCTTACCATCCGAATCTAACAAATCACCCGATGATACCAAATACCTTTATCAGGTAAAAGATACTCAGTTTCTTGCAGTTCCTAGAAACTCAAACGTTACCGAATCTGGTGGAAATATGTTTGACGGTTATAGAAAACCTGGAGAGGTAGGTGGTTCATTAACAGTTACTAAAGCTGAAGACCAACTAGATAAAACTTTCCAATGGGATTTAGAAATTAGACTATGGGATTTGGAAGCAATCCTACCAGATGAGATTATCTCTTTATGTATTACCTCGATTGAATTTGAACCTGTATTAAGAGGGTTGGCAATAGGACATACATACTTGTGGGAACAAATATCTGGAGACCAATCTACTGTAACTTGGTTAACACCTAAAGACCAAAAAGATGTTATTATTAATCTAGGCGGTTTGAAGGTTGATAGAGTATTTAGATTTTGGATTTCTAAAGGAACAGTATATGAGAAGTATTACGACATTTATTTGTATGGTACTCCTTTTGATAGAGTAGTTAATGCGCCTATGCCTGGTATGGCTTTAGGTTCAATGCAAAATCACTTAAATATCAAGGTACATGAATGTGGGCCAATCTTATTAAGCCACACAAACATCTGGAATAAACAATTAAGAGTTAACGTTGTAAGGAATTATTAAAATGGCAGTCAAACTAACATTAGTGGCGAGAACAAGTCTTGCTCAGAGTATTATCGACAAATTAGACGCTGGTTTAGCTGCTGGTATGTTGAAGATTTATGATGGTGTTCAGCCTACTGGGCCAGATACACCCATCACTTCTCAAAACGTATTAGCCGACCATAATCTATCATATCCTTGTGGAGTTGCAGCTAACGGTGTTTTGACGTTCAGTGCTATTTCAGAAGATTCATTTGCTAATGCGACAGGAACTGCCGTTTGGGCGCGATTGTTTGACAGCAACGGATTGCCCGTAGCCGATGCATCAATTACGCAGGTAGGCGGCGGCGGAGATTTACAAATGAATACGGTTAACATTGTTATCAACGGCCCTATTAGATTTACGTCATTACAATGGACGATGCCTGGAGCATAACCCATGTCAGCACTTTGGACACCCGCTTACGCTACAGGTAAACGCCAATGGCTAGATGCGTCTGATTCAGCAACGTTAACTCTAAGCGGTTCAAACATAACAGCATGGGCCGATAAATCAGGAAACGGTTATAATTTAACCCAAGGAACAGCGGCCAATCAACCGACAAAAGCGTCTGCAATTTTCAACGGACTAGACGTTGTAAGGTTCAATGATGTTTCTGACTTTATGTCTTTTAGTATGGGGACAACTACTTTAAGTAACTGTTTCATCGTATATAAGACTACAAAATCTTCTTATATTCATTTTGTCAATCCTACAACAAACGCTTATCTAGCTGCTTTTAATAGCGCAGAAACAACATCCACGACCATTTGGGATCCTGTTTGGGGAACACCTATTCCATATGTTGACGGCGTACAACAGACATGGACTTATAGATCTCAACCTCAAATTGCTTTAAATAATAGAGTAGCGTTGTTAGAGTGGGTTGGTGTAAATTTAACGACTGGTCCCAACTTTGAATTGTGCGGCTACAGTACATCAGACGCCACTTGGGGATTTACGGGTGATATTGCTGAAATTATTTGGGTTGACGGCACATTAGACGCTGCTAAGAGGCAACTATTTGAAGGTTATCTCGCCCACAAATGGGGATTCACTTCATCGTTGAATGTCGCCCATCCTTATAAAACAGCAGCTCCAGTATTATCATCTGTTAGTGGTTATGTAAGAGATAAAAATAATCAACCAGCTATTAGAAAAATTGTTGTTTTAGATGAGGCGACAAACGCCATACTTTCAGTTTCTAATAGCCTAGCAGACGGTTCATTTACGGTAAATTTAGCAACAACCTTACCTGTCAGTATTATCGTTTCGGGTGAAGCAGATAGAAACTCTCAAATCTTTAGCGGCGTGATTCCCGTTTAGTTTAGAATTAACCCAGGATAAATACCATACAACAATATAAGTGGTAGCCCTGGGTTTTAATGTCTTACACATATCCACCAAATAATCAAGTTAATCTAAGCTGGGTAGGTTTTAGTGAGTATACCTACCCTTCACCTACGTCCACAGATTTAGCTTGGTATTCTTTCGGATGTGATTATGTAAATAATGTTCCAGCCTCACCTAATGTATATTTCGTTCTAGACCCAGTAAACGATTATGTAGAGCAGGATTCTACAAATTTAGTATTCAACGTATCAAACGATTATACTACATTATCGGGTAATAATTTTAATTATGCTGCGGTTTATACGCCTCAATCAGGTTCGCAAACCGACTTCTATCTAGTATGTGATGTTTCGGCAATTGAGCCGATTTTCGGTCAGAGTATCTTAACTATTGAACCTATTTCAGTTACTTCTGAAATTACTCATTGGGATACACCTTGGCTAGTATCAGGTTCAGCTTTAATTCAAGGTATCATTACAGCATCGGCGAATTATAACTTTTACAGTGTAATTCAAATCGGTCAAGAGTTTGATTGGGTTCAGCCTTTAGATATTACATGGCAAGGGCATACAAACTATACACCGCCTACAGGTTTATTAGGTGTTACTTGGAATGTAGGATTAAGCGAAATATCTTCTCAAGGTAGTTTTGTTTATCTTGAAGATATTCAGATTGGTTTGGAAGTTGTTCAATCCGAGCCATTATATTTCTCTTGGGAAAGAGATAACCTATATAATAAATCTTCATTCTTATCTTGGGGTGCTAATTTAGGCCCGATAGTAATTGAAGCGGAGATAGCGGCAACTGCTGAAGCGTTTGGTTCTTCAGTATTTGAGATGTATTCTGATTCTGTTATCGATAGAGGTAACAC